AAGATAGTAATATCAGTAGAAAAACATTAAACACACCGATGGGCTTTGTATACCACCAACTGATTAGAAAACCGATGCTCTATCCAACTGAGCTAAGAGCGCAATTTTATCTATCCGATGGTTTACTATATCTTTTAACACTAATCCAAACATTTTTTTAATCCGTTAAGAGGTTTTACGCAACGGTTCTTTACTGTCCGTTGGTTCAATCTCTTTAGTGGATTGTGGTTCTAATACGTTAACAAACGAAGTTAATCGTGTGCTAAGTACAGTACCGTAACGTTCAATCATTCGGTCATCTTTATGTCCGACCCACGACTGAACAGCTTTAGAAGGAACATCAGCATTTAATAATCTGTGTACTAAAGTTCTTCTACAAGCATGAATACCAAATCTTTTGTCATGCTCTAAGTTCATTGCTTTACGAACTTTACGCCAACTAGAGTTTGGTCTCCACTGAGCAAAATGTCGAAACAATCTTTCACCTGGTTTTTTATCATGTGAAAATCTTTCAACAATTTTTTGACAACGCTTTGTTAATGGAACGCCCCTTGACTCATTATTTTTTGTATGAGTTAAGACAATTCTATCTTCATAGCAATCACCAACTTTAAGATTTTGCAGCTCAGACAATCTCATTCCAGTATCAATTAACATGATAAAGAAATCAGCGTCATCTTTCATGTTCCAAGAACGTAACAAAGAGATTAATAAACTTTCTTCTTCTAAAGTTACAAATCTTAATTCATGTTTCGGTTCTTTCAACCAACTTATGTATGGCTTTCTCTTCAATTGATAAACTCCATGTCTTCTTAAACAAAAAGTTATCATTGTAGACAAAGCTGACAAGTATCTATTAATTGTTGCATTCGATAAATTTCTATCTCTTAACTCTGCAACTAGACCGTCAATCATACTTTCGTCAACGTCAGTTATAAAAGTGTCCTCGCCCCAAAACTCTATAATCTTTTTTGCACGGTCTTTGACGCTTTCATCTCGCCCCAAATCCCATTGTGTCTTGCAAACTAAATTATAAATTTCTTGCAGCTCTTTTGGATTAGCTTTCATTATATACCTCCTTCCTATGCTAGATGTAATGTTAACTAATTGCAGCATACAATTTTTTTCCTCTGTTAGTTAACTTAACAAGCTTTCTTCTACGTTCCATGGGGTCTTCTAGGGCTTCAACAAAATTTAACCCTTCCTTTCTTGACCAACTCCATTTTGATAAAAGAGAAACATTACGACTCACGGAACTCTGAGCCATATTTAGTTCTGTTGCAATTTTAGTCATAGGAACACCCTCGTTACTTTCGTGTATTCCAACATATAAAAAAACTGCAATAGTTTGGCTTTGTATGTCTGCATCGAATTTTCTAAAACTTTCGATATGTTTTAGCAGAATAATAGCATTCATTAGTTGTCCTCAGTTATTGTTATTTATTAATTTTATCAGCACGGTAAATAACAAAAGTCGTACTTAAACGTTAATACAAAAAGACTCTCCAAAACGCAAAATCTATTATGTATTCATTATTGTCACGTTTGCATTCAAAATTACTCCATTTACTATATTTTTCAATATAGACTTTAAAGAGAATAAAATTAATATACATACTTACCTCCTATATGACCATTGTTAGTAATTCATTGCTGTACAATCCCAAAATGCCGTTTCGCAACACTTCTTTTGGTTTGTGCATATACCCTCCTTTCATTTAAATGTTAAAGTAAATTATTCTATAATTTGCATAGAATTTTGTAAATCACTATAAAAGTGTCTTCGCCCCTCGCCCCTCTGAAAATATATATTTTTTTCAATTGCAGCTCAAAAAATTCTTTCATATCTCAACGTACAGAGGGTTTTAGGGTCTATTACGACCCTAAGTACCCCCACGTTTTTAGTCATTTATGATTTCTTTTATTCGTCTTATTTTTTCTTGATACTTTAAACTTGTCTGTACGTATTCATCAGCCAAGTATTTTTCGTTTTTGTTTTTGTCATCAACGTAAACAACAAAACTGTCACCGTCTGTTGAATTTACTGAATGAGACCAAGACCCTTGTTTTCTAAACTGTCTGTAATATTTAAACTTTGGGTTTAAAAATTTTCGAAACAGTTTGATAAACAATTCGCCTTCAATGTCATTAGGCACTCCATAAAAAAGATAGTTTCCTAAACCTTCTTTATTTACTGGATTGGCTAACAACCTCGCTTGAAACTTGTTTATAGTTTCGCTCATATGTTACTCCTTTTGTAGTTATGTTTTTAAATATATGAGCAATCACATCAACCGTCCAACCATTGCCAAGCATTTTGTATCTTTGAGTATTTGATACTCCAAGCGTGTAATTATCTGGAACAGTTTGTAAACGCTCACATTCCAAAGGCGTAAGTTTACGCCATTGCTTATTGCCTAAACTAATTTTAGGCTCACGGTTACCACCACCACAAGTATTTAATGTAGGTGATTTTCCGTCTTTATCGTAAACACGTTTTAATACATCGTGACCATTTAATTGTGCATGACCTTTTAATATTAATCCGTTTTTACTTTCGACCTTATCTAGTGGAATGTAAACTTTTTGTTTACTTGCCAAAGTGCTAGTTAAAGTCGGTGCTTTACCGTCAACATGATAAACTCTAGAACTTTGTTCAAAGACACCTTCACGGTACTCAAACTCAGTCAATGATTTATCAAATTGATTAGTTTCAATTCCAAGACAATCTTTCAATAATGACCATGAGTTTTCATCTGGAATTGCAAAACTGTCATCAGTTCTAAACCAATGTTCAGCTTTAGTTTGTGGTACGTTACAATAAGAAGCAATTTCACTAATACTTAAATTAGCAACTTTCTTCTTATGAAATCGTAAAACAGTTTTTAGACCTTCAATGTCTACTTTATGTTTACGAATTTTAACAATCTCAATCTCGTTACCAACATGATTAAGACCGTCTTTAGATATAACAGAATTATCTTTTAATCTAATTCCAGTCATACCTTGATTGCCAAAGCCTTTATAATCTCTAGCCATAAGACAATGAGATTTTTCTATATTGGCTTTTGCTAATTGCTTACCTTGATTAATAACCATGTCAGCAATTCCGTTGTCTTCAAGTATATCTCTAATTACAATTCCTTTATCTTCTGGAATAGTAACGTTAGGTATATTTGTCCAATAAAGTCTACGTCTTGATTGAGCCGAAACTAAATTAGAATTAATTTCAATAGGCTCGACCCCAAGATATTTACTTATAATATCTCTAGACTCTTTATTCATGACAACGTTTTCAAGCATAAAGTATTTTGGTTTTACAAGTTTTAATATTCTTACAAACTCAAAAAACAATTTACTTCGTGGGTCATCAAAATTTAATCTATTACCAGATTTACTAAAACCTTGGCACGGTGAACCACCGATTAATAAATCAATTTTGACATTATATGGAACGGATGTAATTTTAGTCACGTCCCCAAGATGTACAGTGTTTGGAAAGTTTTTTTCAGCAATTGAAATTGCATACTTATCAATCTCACTTGCATAATAATTATCAACCTTCGCCCCTAGTTTCTTGAGAGCAATTTGACCACAACTCATACCGTCAAATAATGATAGTACGTTCATATAGTTTTCCTTTTGTAGTTGATTGTAAAATGAGGGTACGCCCCTCGTCCCTCGCCCCTCGATGAATAATAAAAAAAGAAGGGCAAGGCACAAAACCTCGCCCCTCAATTCATTCATGAAAAGCGCTTTTTTTTCGAAAAATTTAAAATAATAAATTTAACGTAGTAAACTTTTTTCGTTCACTATCTAAGCGCCTTAATTTCTTAATGATTGTTTTAATTAGTAGTTTTTAAAATTAAGGTTTTTAATTCCTTAAATTTTTCCAACTCACTTTTATTTATATCCAATTCTCGAAATTCTTTATTATTAGAACGGATATAATGGCATAAATCCAAATCACCATATTTAATAAAAGTATTTCCAGAAATTGAATAATATTCATCCTCTAAAAATTCTAAAATATCACAAGGCGTTTTACGTCCAGTCAATACTTCAGTTATTTTTAATATTTCTCTAAGTTTCATATTTTTTCCTTTTGTAGTTTGAGCTGCAACAGTCAAAAAAAATTTGAAAATTGCAACGATTGGTTTTTTGTGGTCCAGGTAACGCAAAAAAAAATTTTGAATTACTGAACGTCTAAAACAAAACCAGAAAAATCTTTTTTGGCTTTGCCTTTTGCCATTAAGCCACAAATTGAATTAAGTTTATCAGTAAACCTTAAATCAGTTTCATCAGCGTTAATGACGTTGAAGCCTTTAAAAGTTTTAGGCAATATATTTCTAAAAACGGCTGAAATATTTCCACCTAATTTCAAAATATTAAAAGCTTCTTTTTTGTTATCCTCGTTCAAACTGTATGTTAAATGATAATTAGAAGGTAATTCTTTATTAACAAATTTAACAGCACGTTTATAAACTTTTGTGTAATCATAAAATTGAACATCTGGAAATTTTTCAAATATTCCAAAATTTTCAAAACTAATGTCACTAGTTCCATTTAATCTAACACAAGGTATAAAATTATTTTTCTTACAGTTTAAAACATGGTTTTTTATTTCACGTTCTAACTGTTCTAAAAATGATTTTCTTTCTTGCATAAACCAACGTGTTTTATTGATACGACCATTTTGAACGTTACTAAATGCGCCATGACCAGAAGTATTTAAACAAGCTTGTTTACATCCTTTTGAAGCCATTGGACACACATTATAACCAGACAAATTAGAAGGCGCTAAATATAAAATAGCTGTTTTATATCCGTATTTTTGCCCTTTAATTGTTTTGGCGTTGTTATCTATGTTTAAAAGTTTTTTAGACTTTGTGAACGGTAGATTTTTATTCATATGTTTTCCTTTTGTAGTTTAAGAAAAAAAGACGCTTAGATAGTGAACGATATAAAGGCGCTTAATAGAAGGCTTGAAAGTTTTTTGTTAACGTTTAACTTTGTATTTAGTTTTAGTTATTTTAGTTTTGAAAAAATCGTATTCACTATTAGAACACATATACATAATATAGTCGTAACGGTCTGTTACTCTATGTCCAGTAAATGCATTTTTCTTGATAGCATTTTCAAAACATTTTTTCGGGTCATCATTAAAAATAGTATTTAAATGAGAACCACCAACGTTTATTTCAGTTATTTCGTTTTTAGTCTGTAAAGCTTCTGGAAATATATAAACACTCATTAAATACCCCCTAGCCTTCTTAATTCACACACGGCACAAAATACTTTAGATAAAGATTTTATTACAGCGTGATTATTACAGTTTTTATTTTCGCATATAGGTAATAGATTTTTATTCATATTTGTTATCCTTCCTTTTGTAGAAAATATTCAAGCCTTCAATTAAACGCCTTTAATCGTTTTATAAATTCACAATGTTTTAATTTACATTGTTTTCGGTCTATCATTATTTCATGTATGACCTAGCCACGAAACCAGACTATTAAAGCCTACGTTATTTAATCAATGAGTTTTTTAAAATCTATTAAGCCTAAAACCTCGTTAATGCTAAAAGGCGCATTATTCAAAACTGATTTTATTTTTAATATATTCCTCACGGCAATTTAATTAATAAACTAAACCGTTAACGAATACAACCCATTTATGAATTAAATGTAAAAACGCATAAAAACTGAGCTTTTACGGCATTTTTAGACCCTATATAAAAAAGCCTTTAAAATAGCTATTTTATCAAAAAACCAAAAAATAGGCAAAATTGACCAAATCAACCTAAAAAAGAAGCCCATAGAAGCCCACAGAAGCCCCTTCAATAACTTTTATGATACTTACTTACCACCCAAATTTTAAGTTATTTCTAGAATTGATAAAAAAAGAATAATTAAAAGATAAAACAAAAATAAAACTAAATGATTAAAAAAAGAATAATTAAAAAAATAAATAAAAGTAATTTAAAAGTTTAATTAAAAGTTAATCATTAAGTTTAATTAAATCTAAATTAATAAATAAAAGTTAATCATTAAGTTTAATTAAAAAGAAAAAAAAATAGACCCCACGACAAAGATAAACCCAAAAGAAAACCAAAAAAACAAAACAAAAGTTAACCAACGGTTATAACAACCGATAAAAACTCTATATTTGAAGCCGTTCCTGGAACAGAACAAAAAGGTGAACAAAAGAACAAAGGGGGAACATCGCTCTCTTTATTATAATGATACCCTCTCAGATTTTTTTACCGAAATATAGCAGTAATCTCCAAGAATATCTTATAGTTAACAAGGGTACATACCCCAATAGTATTATTTCTGGTAGGTTCATATGTTTAATAGGTTTACTGGGTGGGTGGGTTTCATAAATAACCTTCTTAAAGATACTTTATGGTATCATTAAGGTTACATATAGATGACTTTCTACCCCCCTAGTTCTAATAGGGGTACTAATTAATCCACCTTGTATTACTTGGTTTTTTACCAATAGTATTTTGCATAAAACGTTCTAAATCTTTTTCTAAAAGTTCATTCTTATGTTCGTTAAATGCTAGTACCTGGTCTCTGTCCATACGTTCTACCCAATAGTTTACAGCTATAGATAATGCGTCTAGTTGGTCATCATGCCTTAGAGAACCTTTATCTTTAGTTATTCTAGTCATTTGTTTAAACAATTGGTGGTCTAATTCGTACTTAAAGTCATTCTTAATTAACTCTTGGCTAACCACTAGTCTATGTTGGTTCATAACAGGCTCTAGAGTGTCTATAATACGTAATTCTTTCTGTTTTGAGTGTCTTACCTCTTCAATTGTACATGGGTGTATACGTGCCATTATAGGCTTTAGCAAGGCTGTTGCCATACCATCACCAAAGTTAGACTCAATAACAACGTAATTAACATTGTGTTGTTTTGCTATATTACTTAGCTGCTCTAACGTACTGTCACTATAACCACCGTCTAATCCACCACAAGCTGTCAAATATAATATTCCATGTAACATTTTAACAACTGAGTAACCAGTTTTGTCTGCTCCACGACCTGCAGGGTCAATTGACATAACTGAACCTTCAAATGGTGCATAAGTTTCAGACATATACATTGGTGCTACGTAATAATCACCTTTAAGTCCAACATTAGGCAGCTCACTGTCAATATTTTTGATTTGGTCAACAGAAGAAGCCCATTGTATCTTTGTAGGCGCTTCTTTCCACGTATCTAAGCCAGATACTACAATTAAGTCGTTTAGTTTTAATGGATATTTCTCTAAATCACTTAATGTTGTGTCTAACATAAACTGTAATGCAAAACCACTACGTCCATAAGACGCTTGACGTTCCATTAAGTCTACTTCATCAAATCTTTGTGGGTCTGTAGGCTTACCTACTAATTTTTTATCTTCTTTAACAGCGTCAGCAACTATTGGTGCTAGTTTATGTCCTAAACTAACTTGTTGTGTCTGTGTAGGATATAAAGCCGTCCATACTCTTGTTTCAAATCCTCGTTCTTCCAAGTCATTGTACAAACTCATTTCAGTTTGTGGTGTACCTAGGAAAACAATACGTCCTACTTCAGGTTTAATGATTGCGTCAAATTCTTTAACGGTTTCACCTAGCCTGTCCCTCATTAATTGTGTTTGAGAGTTATTAGCTGACTCTACGTCATCTGCAATAATTAAATCAGCACGTGAACCAGTCAATTGCGATGTAACACCTAAAGATTTAACTGAAGGTGCGTGTGACGCTCTAGCCGGTGCAACATCAAAAGAAACTTTAGAATGACGTTGGTCATCCCTAGGTTTTAAATGATGTAACAATGGCATTTCACTAATTAGTCTTTGTGTAAATGTAGAAAAGTCATCTGCTCTGTTTTTACTTGCAGATACTACTAGAATGTTTCTTTGTGGGTTTAATAAAAGTTGGTGACATACAAAAGCTGATGTAATCCAAGATTTACCAACACCCCTAAAAGCTTCTATTACTATACGTTTAGACCCATTTTGCAGATAATCTGCTATGTCATACTGTATAGGCGTAGGATTAGGTAAATTTAAATGTTCCCAAGCAAGATATAAAAAGTTTTTAAAATTCTTAACACTAGGTTCTATTGTTTTTGTTTTTTTACTCATAATTAAACCAATTGTAACAAGCGTAGAGTGATAATAGTAAATACATACACTCCATTAAAGTTCTAGGTTTGTCCTGGTCCTTAAAAGATATAAATATCCAAATAGAACACGAAACTGCACCTATCAGCCAACCTATCCATTGAACTTTCACGACAGTGGATGACAATATGCTTACTGATAATGCGGCTAATAGAAATCCAATCCAACGAATGTTAGCTTTCGTCAAATGGTAAACTGTCTGTGATACTTGTTTGAGGTTGTTCATCTACTTCTACTCCATATGTTTTGCAAGTATCTAAACAAACTTTTAATTCACTAGCTGTAAGTTTTTCACCACTAGTCAACATCTCATAAGCTTTGTCTACTAAAAGTTTAGGTAGAACTTTTGTTTTGGCTTCAAACGAATTAGGTTTGTCTGACATAACTATAGTGCCAATAATATTGCTGACCAAACAACAAAAGCAATTACTAACTTTTTGTTATCTGCAATAAATATTTTTACTTTGTTTTTATAAAATCTAGGTGTTTCACCAAATATCATCATTTACTACTCCTTAATTATATTTTCGATGTGTTTATACCCTTGTGAATCTACAGAAATTTCTGCTTTAACTTTTCCACATTTGTATTGAATGTTGTTAGACCCATTGTTTCTTTCAGCAGTTCTTTTGCCTTCTAAACAATCGGACATTTTATTTTTTACTCGATGTTCAACTAATTCACCTTGAATAAACATACACAATGCAACTACTACTTCTATCATTGACTACCGTTTGTATATTTCATCTCTCTGTTAGCATCTTTTAATTTTTCAATATCATTTAGTGCTTTAGTTAATTGTTCATCTATAAATTCTATTTTAATTTTATTACTCATGTTCATCTCCTGGTTTTTTTCTAATTTTTCTACTTGAGAAAATAACTCTTCGATAAGCATGAAAATTTCTAAATTTTTGGGTGTCTGTTCTGCTTTTTTTAATAAATCTGCTTCAAACAAAGTATCTGAAGTTTCTAATTTATTTAATCTTTCAATAACACCAAAATAAGCCCAAACACCAATAGCAACTGCACCTATTATAAATAATAAATTTCTAATTGGTAATGCTACATTAGTGTTTTCGTTTATTTTCATATACCTTGTAAGTCCTTACTTTTAGCTAGTATGTTTTTCTTTGCTCTAGGTCGAGCAACACTATCCATACTTCTTTTTCTTAATTGAGCATCAGCAGACTTTTTTCTCATAAATTCTTTGATTGCTTTCGTTAAGTCATACTTAAAATTCATTTTCTATTTCCTTTTCATTAAATCGACACCTTTAAGTCCGTATATTGAGCCAACTACTCCTATGAATAATCCCTGATACCAAAAAGGCATATTAGAAAAATATTCAAAGAAAATATCTAGTTTAGCACGTATGTTAGGGTCGTCAGAGAAAACAGAATAAGCCAATAGAATAATAGGAATGGATATAAGAACCAAGACAAATTCATCTTTCCAACCATTATCATTACTAGCGATAATAGCTTTCTTATATTCGACTTCACCTTTGACCATCCTTTCTACATGGTTTCTCTCTGCTACTGCTTCAAGTTGCTTTGTTTCTTTTTTTGTTTGATAAATGTTTGCTGCTGTTTTAACACCAAACGTTAATAATTTTAATATTGGCAATCCCATTATATATTCTCCACTTTAAGCCCACGGCATTCAAATTTAATAACGATTTTGTTTTCGTTTATATATTCTTTGTCCCATTCTAAATTTTCTTCTAATTGTTTAAATGTAGTTTGAGCAACTGCATATCCATTCATGACACAATCGTAATGATTATTAAATTGATAACCTGCGTATGTATGAGAAGGACATTGTCCAGTATTCATGCTGCACATATACAGCACTAATAAATATTTCATTTAAATTGAAAGAACCCTATAATTCCAACAAGCAATGTTCCAATAGCAAGGATAACTTTTAGTCCACCTTGTCCCATAGAAACATCTTGTCTCAAAGATTTAACTTCTCGTTTTAACTCATTAATACTTTCGTTTAATGTCTTCATTCTTTCAGCACATAGTTTCTCATGGCTTGAAAGTCTTACACCTGCTGATACTTCAGCATAATCTTTTGATGTAATCTTTTTTCTAGGCATTATCTTTCAACTAAATCCCAAGTTTGATTTTCTTCATTCCATTTATATAATTGACCATCAGTAGGTTTTGCTACTGGTGCTTCCCAACGACAAGTTGTTTCGTTTAATATCCAACTTTTAAATTCTTTAGGTGGAATAAAAGCGTCTAAAGTTTCATCATATTTGTAACCAACACTAGCATAGTTTTTTCTAATATTATTATTGTAAGAAGTTTGTTTCCAAACATCTTTTGTATTGTAAAGATTATTTAAAAAATCTACCCCTGCTTGTTCATTAATTGCTATATCGTTTGAAACGACTTCAACTTGTTCAACAATGTTTCCTGTTCCTATTTTTGCAAAATGTGCCATTATGATGTGTAACTCCCAGATGCGTTAAATGTTAATATTGTATCTAAACCAGATGTTGTAACTGTTGGAGAACCTGTTGTTATTCCTGAATAAGCTGATGTTGGCATACGAAGAATAACTACACCAGAAGCACCATTACCATAATTAGAACCTCCACCTGCACCGCCTCCGCCACCTCCGCCAGAACCTGTGTTAGCTGTAGCATTAGAACCAGAAGGACTTCCATCGTGGTCTCCTCCATTACCTCCGCCACCAGAACCGCCAGAAGAACCAGAGCCAAGATAAGAACTACCTCCGCCTCCTCCTGCTCTTGTAATTGCAGAACCTGTTATTGTAGATGCTAAACCATTACCACCATTACCTGCTGTACTTGAATTGGCAGGACTATTTCCACCTGCGGAACTAGCACCTCCTCCGCCACCTGCGGAATAACCAGAGCCACTACTTGAAGCACTACCTCCTGCAAAACCTTGATTGATTGTACCAGAGCCTCCGCCACCAGAACCACCAGAACCTCCGCCACCACCAGAACCACCAGACGCACCGCCTGTTAAATTTCCTCCTGCACCACCACCGCCAGAAGATGTGATTGTTGTAATACCAGAACCAGAGATTGATGAACTACCACCTGAATTTGCTAAATTTCCATAAGTAGCTATTGAACCGCCACCACCAACACTTACTGTTAATACTGTTCCTGCATTAAGATTTAATGCAGTTTCGGAAGAACTATTGCCACCAGAAGTTTCATTATTCCAAGATGTTCGGTAACCACCTGCTCCACCTCCGCCTCCATAGGATTCACCACCTCCACCACCACCTGCAATAACTAAGTAATCAATATTGTAAGGTGCAGGTGTAACAGTAATTGAGAAACTTCTATCTGCGTTAGCATTTGGTGTTGATGCTCTTAATGTAAAGTTTGAAATTGTTGAACTACTAACATCTGTTGGGTCGCCAGAAATAGCACCTGTAGAACTATTTAATGACATTCCCGCAGGTAACGAGCCTGATTGTACTGAATAAGTTATAGTATCACCATCTGCATCTGTCGCTGAAACTGTAAAATGTGTTCCTGTTGCTTCATCATTTACAGAACCTAAAGAACCACTAGCAGTTTGCCAAGCAACTGTTGTATCTACATTTATTGCATCAAATAATGTTGATGATAAACCAGAAGTATTTTCTACTTTTACATCATAAGGTTCATTAGCGTTTACAAAATTACTATCTGTGACAACTACTGTAATTTGGTTAGCATTATTTATAGTAGTGGTATCTGGACTTATATTAGAACCAGAATTAGGAACAAATGTAACAACTACACCAGTTTGAAAATTTGAACCTGTAATTACTATTGATGTTGTGCTACCAGAATTACTATCTATTAATGATGTATCAACTGAAGTAATTGTTGGTGGACTATCAATAGGTTTAAAAGCAGTACCAGTATAATATTCAGCTAATCCTGTTTCAGAGTTAAACCTTAATTGACCTGCTGTACTACCTCTTTGTGCTGTAGTACCTGTAGCTACTCTAGTTCCTTCAGTACCAGTATCGGTAATGTTTTCGAATTTAAAGTCAGCTATATCTCTAGCTTTTGTCATATTAAGTATTCTCCTACGATTTTAAGATTTTAATTACTCTGCTACTGGTGGTGTATAACCAGTTAATGCAGTTGCTTCAGCTTGTGTTAATCCCAAGTCTAATAGCTTTTGATTGCCATTAGCTTGATTAGATTTTTTTAAATTATCTTCAGCTAATTGAGTTTCTTTTCTTGCATTATCTTCAGCAGTTAAAGAATTTAATTCTTCAATATTATCTTCAATTTCTTGAATACCATTTGGTGTATGTAATTGTTTCATATTTTTTCTCCTTAATACTTCATTCCATAAATTGTTATTCTGTAATAAAATGCTGGATTAGCATTCATTCTAAAACTAAAACCTGTTAATGCAGAGGTTGTTCTTAACATAGCAGTACCTTGAGTAGCACCAAGATAACCTGTTCCACTTGTTTGTCGCCAAGCACCATTCCAACTTATCATTTTAGAATTTGTACCTGTTGTAGTTGGATTAAAAAACAAAATATCAAAATGCTGAGTATCTTCGGTTGAACCATAAGTAGACCAAGTTCCTTGCATTTGTGATATTTGAGTGTCATTTTGATTACTTCTTTGATGATGACCACCTACATGTGCCTCATCAAAAGACCAATGATAATTTGAAGTAGTTACATCACTATTACTAACTTTAAATCTCATAATCGGTTCTGAACTCGTACTACTACTTGGAGTATAAACATCACTTATAATTACTCTGTAGTGTCTATATAAACTGTCATTAAAATATCCATTAATATCAAAAGAAGTTACACTTGAACCACCAAAATTTGTGTAGTCATATAGTTTTACAAAATCACTTGATACTGTATTCCAACTAGGATTTGCACCAGTACCATTAGTTTGTAATACTTGACCACTTGTTCCTGCACCAAGTCTAGCAAGACCAGACGCATCTCTATAAACAATATCGCCTTGTGTAGTTAATGTTGTTGTTAAATCTGTTCCATCAGTACAATTA